GCGATCAATAACCGTTCATTCTATATTAAAAATGCAATTGAGTTTGCTAAGTTCCTGAAAGGTTATGAAATCTAATGTTATTATACAGAAGAAGAACGAAGTCTATCTAACAATTGAATGTGAACCTCATGTAGGTCACGAGCTAGCAGACGAGTTTACTTTTGAAGTGCCTCAAGCCAAGTTCATGTCAGCGTACAAGAAGAGGTTTTGGGATGGGAAAATTAAATTATTCTCCCCAGGTACAGGCGAGATTTATGTTGGTCTTCTCCCTTATATTATTGCGTTTTGCGAGCAAAGGGGGTATGAAGTCATCCATAGGGACAACGAATTTTACGGACTTCCATCGCAAGTGGATGAGTTCGTTACGCCCCAAGGGATCGGAGACTTCGTAAAATCACTGAACCTGCCGTTCAAAGTTAGAGACTACCAGTACAAAGGTATATACGAAGCGTTAAGGCACAAGCGAAAGTTACTCTTATCACCTACTGGTTCTGGTAAGTCTTTAATGATCTATGCTCTCGCACGTTTTTGGGAGAGGAAGAATCTAAGAACACTGATAGTTGTTCCAACTACATCTCTCGTTGAGCAGATGTATAAAGATTTTGAAAAGTATGGTTGGGATTCAAAGTACCATTGCCATAAGGTATATGCAGGTACTGATCCAAGATCAGATAAGGATGTAATCATTACAACATGGCAGTCAGTATATAAATTACCTAAAGTTTATTTTGAAAGGTTTGGTGCAATCATAGGAGATGAAGCTCATCTTTTTAAAGCAAAATCCCTGACTAGTATAATGAATAAACTTTACGATTGTAAGTACCGTGTGGGGTTCACAGGCACCTTAGACGGCACGCAAACGAACCGTCTGGTATTAGAGGGTGTCTTTGGTAGTGTAGATAAAATAACTCGAACAGAGAAATTAATAAAGGAAGGCCACCTTTCTGAATTTGAGATCAAAGTTTTAATTCTCAAGCATGATGATAAAGAGTTTGATTCATATCAACAGGAGATGGATTACCTTGTAGAGCATGAAGGTAGGAATAAATTCATACGCAACCTAGTTGCTCAGTTGGATGGTAATACACTCGTCCTGTTCAACTACGTTGAACGGCATGGGATGCCTTTATTTGAGTTAATAAATAATAAGGTAGGGAAAGACCGTCAGGTTTTTCTAGTCCATGGAGGAGTGGAAGTTGATGACAGAGAAAAGGCAAGAGAAATTGCAGAGACGACCAATGATTCTATCATTGTTGCCAGCTATGGGACTTTTAGTACTGGTATCAACATTAGGAACCTTAACAACGTCGTGTTCGCATCCCCCTCTAAGTCCCGCATCAGAAATCTCCAATCCATTGGTAGAGTCCTCAGACGAGGTTTAGATAACCGTAAAGCAGTTCTATACGATATCGCAGATAACATCTCTAAAGGATCTAAAAGAAACTATACTTTGAACCATCTTGTTGAACGTGTGAAAATATACAATGAAGAAAATTTTGATTATGAATTTATTGATGTCCGAATTAAATAAAACAATGGAAGAAAAAGCAGACTTTCTCGCCGCATTAAAATTAGTATCTGGGGAAGAGATTTTATCTGTAGTATCCCATGTACATGATGAGAACGGAGATTATCTAATAGTAGAAAATCCCATCCAGATTGAAGAGGTAACTCTACCCAATAAAGCACAAGGTGCTAAGGTTTCGCCCTGGATGAAATTTTCTAAGGAAGAAGAATTTATTATACCTAAAGATAAAATTATTACTATCGTTGAAGTAGATACCGAAGTTCAAATATTCTATGCAATGTCTCTAAGAAGACTTAATGGTGACACTATTACAGATGCTCAAGGTAGAATCTCTACAGTTGAAGAAGCTCGTATTAATCTAGATAAGCTTTTTAATATATAACCCTTTCTGAACTCGCACACTCATATTCTACAGACGGAACTGGGGTTTGTCAAGCCCCCTTGACTTTTGTTTCATTTTTGTATAAAATAATAGTACATAACCATACTTAAGTATATGGCGGTAAGAAAAAAAGTACAGAGTGAGCACTATGTAAATAACAAAGATTTCCTTGAAGCACTAGTTATTTTTAAAAAGCAGTGTGCTGAAGCGAAGGAGGCGGGTGAACCCCGACCACCTATCAGTAATTATATTGGGGAATGTTTTTTAAAGATAGCTACACACTTATCATATAAACCAAACTTTGTCAACTACATGTTCCGTGAGGACATGATATGTGATGGTATTGAGAACTGTGTTCAGTATATACAGAACTTCAATCCAGCAAAGTCGAATAATCCTTTTGCATATTTTACTCAGATTATATACTATGCATTTCTGAGGAGGATACAGAAAGAGAAACGTCAGTTGGAAATTAAGAATAAGATTCTAACTAAGTCAGGATATGATCAGGTCTTTCATACAGATGACAAGACAGGGCATTCAGACTATAATACAATTAAGGAGAACGTCGAGATTAAGATTAAGTGACGTACCCTATTACTATTGTTGATGATTTCTTTGATGATCCAGATGAAATTGTAAAGATATCTCAGTCCCTTAAGTGGTATAAGCCTGATATAGGAAACTGGCCAGGTGAGAGAACAAAGCAACTTCATACTGAGGAACCTAGGTTATTCAATTACTTTGGTGAAAGAATCCACTGGTTATTCCATGATGAAGTACCAGAGTATTGGAAACTACAATGTCATTTCCAAAAGATAAAACCATTTGGAGATGACCAATGGGATAAGAGAAATCAAGGTTGGATCCATCAAGATGTTGACACATGGTTTGGTGGTATAGTATACTTGACAAAAGATCCAAGTCCCAATTCAGGTACATCCATCTATACGGTTAAGAATGGATACTCTTTACAGTATAGAGAAGAGATGAAACAGAAGGAGGATTTATATCTTGGTAAGGATCTTGACATAGATAAGTACACTGAAGCCTATGATTCTATGCGTGAACAGTATGTTGAGACATGTTCTATAGAGAACGTCTATAATAGATTTGTGTTATTCAACAACAAGACACACCATGGAGTTAAGACTTTTGGTACTAAGGAACGACTAACATTAAACTTTTTTGGTATGGAGATCACAGGTAAGAAACCACCATTGGTTCGTGCAAGATGAAAATTACTCAAAAGATTATTGATGACCTCACTGAGGCATTGGCTCATACCAAGAAAGATGGTACGGAGAACTGGAAGGATGGTGATGAGATAGATGTATGTATAGGTGGTACCTTTGCTAATGATAAGTTCATTAGTCTGATCAATAGATCCAAGGATAAATGAAGATAGCAATAATAACTGATCAGCACTTCGGTGCTAGGAAATCTAGTCGTGTCTTCCATGATTTCTTTAAGAAGTTCTATGATAATGTATTCTTTCCTACCCTAAAAAAACGTCGCATCGACACAGTTTTAGACTTAGGTGATACATTTGATAACCGTAGGAACTTAGATTTATGGGCTGCACAGTGGAGTACAGATAACTATTTTTCTCGTCTTAAGGAGATGGGTGTGACAGTCCATTCTCTTGTAGGGAATCATACTGCATATTTTAAGGATACTAATAAGGTTAATACACTTGAGAGTGTCCTTGGTGAATACGATAATATTAAAATTTATGACAGTGCTACTGAGGTTATGATAGGTGGACTACCTATCCTATTCATACCTTGGATTAATGCTGAGAATAATGATGAGACCTATGCTCTTATTGAGGAAACAGATTGTCCTGTAGCAATGGGACATTTAGAACTCAATGGATTTGAGGCACATAGAGGATACATCATGGATCATGGCCATGCTACCTCTCCATATAGAAAGTTTGATAAGGTATTCTCAGGGCATTATCATCAGAAGAGTACTAGAGAGAATATAACATACTTAGGTAATCCATATCAGATCTATTGGAATGATTATAATCAGAAACGTGGCTTCCATATATTTGATACGAATACTTTAAAATTGGAGTTTATACCGAACCCTTATGAGATTTATAGCAAGATTTATTACAATGAAGATCAGTTAAATAGTAGTAGATTTGATTATACTAATTACACTAACAATTTTATAAAGGTTATAGTAGAAAAGAAAATTGATTCTGATAAATTTGAGTTCTTCATTAGCCAATTATATGCTGCTGGTGTACATGATATAAAAATAATTGAGGATCCTTCTTTTGAGCAAGACTTGAATGAGGAGATTGATATTGATAAAGAAGATACTCTCACCATACTCGAAAGGTATGTGGATGATATGGAACATTCAGATAAACCTGCACTTAAATCTATTTTAAAATCTCTTTATGTTGAAGCATTGGAGATGGTATGATGCATATTCTAGCCATAAAAGGAAAGGAGAATGAAGGTGCTTATGCTGTCAATGATACTAAAGGAAAGAAATTAGTATACATGTTCCTTGACAAAGACGACGCAATACGCTATGCTGGACTCCTGGAAGCTGATGACTTTCCAGACATGTCAGTGCTAGAGGTAGATGATCGAGAGATCATCCATGCTTGCGTAACACACGGTCATGAATATTATGTTGTCACTCCTGATGAGTAGTACCGCCTAGGGAATAATTTTTGTCGAATGATTCTATTCAAGTCTGTCAGATGGAAGAACTTTCTTTCAACTGGTAATGCATTTAGTGAGATACGTCTTGACGCAAGCCCTGCTACTCTGATAGTTGGATCAAATGGTGCTGGTAAATCCACATTCTTGGATGCCATGTGCTTTGCTTTGTTCAACAAACCCTTTCGTAAGATAACAAAAGGCCAATTGGTCAATGCTGTCAACGAGAGGGATCTGCTTGTTGAGATAGAATTTAGTATTGGTTCTCGTGACTATATGATACGCAGAGGTGCAAAGCCTAATGTGTTTGAAATTTATCTCAATGGTGAGATGCTCAATCAAGAAGCATCTTCACAAGAGCAGCAAAAGCATCTGGAGCAGAGTATACTGAGGTTGAATTATAAATCATTTACTCAGGTGGTGATCTTAGGATCGTCATGCTTTGTTCCATTCATGCAACTTACACCCCCTAACCGTAGAGAAGTTATTGAAGATCTTTTAGATATTCGTATCTTCTCTACTATGAATACCCTTCTTAAAGAAAAGGTTAGAGGAGTTAAAGAAACTCTTAGAGAGTGTGATTATCAATATGAATTGGTAAAGCAGAAGGTTGAGATGCAGCAAAGGTTTATTGCTGATCTTAAAGAACAATCATCTGCAAATAATGCTAGACGTAGGAAAGATATAGAATCATTAGAGGATGAAATATCCTTTCTCATGACTGATGTTGCAGAAGGTTTAGAGGTTTCTGCTTCTCATGATAAGAGCCTAGATAGTTATGGGAATGTAGAAGAGGAATTATCACAACTTCGTTTATATGAATCGAGGTTTAATGATAAGAAGAAAGCATTCACTAAAGAGTTTAAATTTTTTGATAAAAATGATAGTTGTCCGACTTGCAAGTCCATCATCACCGAAGATGTTAGAGCTGATAAGAAAGCTGAAATTACTGCGTCTATAAAGGAGATTGATGAAGCAGCAATTGCTTTACAGAAAAAATTAAAAAGTATTTCCCAACAGGTATCTGATAAGCAGATTATATTATCAGATCTTATGGAGGTACAGCAAAAGATTAGTGCTTGTAATAAGGAAATACAATGGAAGAAGAAAGAGATTAAAAAAATAGAGGATAAGATAAATTCTGCTGACACTAATAACCTTAGTAGAGAGAAGGAGAAGTTACAAGAGTTAGCAAGTGTTGGTATGAAGGTGGAGAAGGAATTATCTACTAATAGAAAGACCCGTGATAACTATGATACTGTAACAAACATGTTGAAAGATACTGGCATCAAAGCTGGTATCATTAAGAGATACTTACCTGTTATGAATCAATTGATTAACAGGTATCTTAAGGAGTTAGACTTCTATGTTTCCTTTGATCTTGATGAGAACTTTGAGGAGACCATCAAGTCTAGGTTCAGGGATGAGTTCTCTTATGCTTCTTTCTCTGAAGGAGAGAAGATGAGGATTGATTTAGCACTCTTGTTTACATGGAGAACTATTGCTAAGATGAAGAACAGTGCCAATACTAATCTATTGATACTGGATGAAATCTTTGATAGTAGTCTTGATGTATC